TTAGAGTTTCATATTGGATGCGCTTATGGCGTTACCGAGTTCTGTGAGACTTTCCACGAAGGCTGCGTATTTGCATATGTCAGTCATCTTAGATTTTCTTTTGCTATTTCCGAGAATGCTATAGATATAATCTCTTGACTGTTCGATTATATATGTTGGCGTTGTGTCGTGCTCGTTGTTGAATAACATGGATTTGAAGTTCTGAAAAAAAGAATAAATTTCATAATCTATAGAATTGTCATTCCGCTGCATGTATTCGAGAAGCATATCGATATAGCGCAAAGCTGAGTGTACGTACAGGATAGAGTTTTCGTTTATGTACAGTACGGTTTCCGGCACAAAGAAAGATGGATGTGCGAAACCTTTTATGCTGTGCAGGGCTTCCATTTTCTGGGTGGCTGACTGGTTGAACGAGTAACGGTTTTTGTATTGTTCAATGATAGAGAGCGTGTCCGCTGAATTATTTTTTGCTATTACGCGCCGTCTCTCGTTGATGTACAGTTTTAACTCCAATAGAAGAAAATATATATCCGGGGATGAAAAACGCTGCGAGTTTTTGATATACGGAAATGAACCTGTCATTCTTCTGAAAAATGAGTCTGCTGTGGCATAATTGTTTATTATGCTGATGGCTGCATCTACATTGAAATTCTGGACAAATTCCCTGGTTGCGGGCTGATACACTGTCTCGTTGTCAATGCGGGATACATAGGAACTAAGAAAGATTATCTTCTCTTCTGCGGTGAGTTCGTATCCGTTGAGGTTACAATAATTGATGGCGGAACAGGGGGCATCGGTTTGTGTTTCGGCATTGTTTAAGTCTGTCATAATGATCTCCTTTGTTTTTGTATGGATAAAAATGTAGCACTTTAACGCGATAAGTGGTAGGATATTTATGGATACAAAATTGTACAATATGTATAATTTTATAATGTATGAATACCTAGAAGAATCAAGGGTTTATGCTGTGTACGACAATTGTGAGAGAGCCTTTAGGGGCAATTTAGGGGCAAAAAAATAAAAGATGACCAATCAGTGTGAAAACTGAGTGGTCATTTTTTTTAGTTGATAATTGATATTGTGTCGACAGCCGCATTGTCTTTTTGCTTCATTTTTTTAGTGATATGAATGTAAATAGCTTTTGTTATTTTGTCATCGTGATGTCCCAATCGGCGGGATATCTGTTCTGCTGACATAGTTTCTGCCAGAATGGAAGCGTGTGTGTGCCGCAGCTTGTGCGGAGTTATCTCTCTGCCAAGAACTTCAGAGGCGGCTGTTTTCAAGTGTAGGTTATAGGTTCCATAGGATAAATAGCCGCCTGTCTTCAAGTGCGGCATAAAAAGTGTGCTTTTAATTCCATTTTCAAACATTGTTTCTTTTCGCCAAAGTCTGAGTTTTTTTATAAGTAAGAGAAGCTCAGGCTGTATATGAAGATTTCTGATTGAATCACTTGTTTTGGCTGACGTTGCGTATTTGGTTGCAGGGTAGTAAGTCTTGGTAACATGAATAGTTTTAGATGTAATATCCACATCTGAATCTTCAAGTGCCACAAGCTCCCCAATCCTCATGCCTGTAAGAATCAGAAAATAGGATATATAGTAGTCCTGCCAGTGGTTATTGTCTATAAAGTAATTAAGTAATTTTGTTATCTCATCATGTTCCAGATATTCATTGCTGATGTCATATACCTCTGGTATTTCGTCGGAGCTCTCTTCACTGATATAGTCGAGTTTTAATAGTATATCATGATTTGAGTGATAGTCGTTTTTCACCCCCCATTTTAGAGCAAATTTCAGATATTTTATATATCCGTTTATTGTGCTGATTTTTTTACCGGTAGCAAGAAGTTGATCATATATATAGCGGGGAGAAAGTTTGTCAACGAGTACATCATTACCGATTGTGCTTACACAACGATATATATATGATTTCTCAGTTACAATTGTACTTTCTTTCCTCTTGCACTGCCGTAATGATGCTATATAAGCATCAGCCAGCTCCCCTAGCGTTGTATCTGATCGGACAGGAGAGGAAGTCTCGGCTTTCTCAATCTTCCCGGCAAGGATCCTTGCCGCCTTGTTTCTGTTCTGCGGTGATGCCTTAGGCATCGTCACAGTGACCTTCTTCACCTTCTCTGTGAGCGGATCTGTGTACCTCTCACAATACTTGACTGTTCCATTCTTCTGTGTTTCACACCACATAAAATCACCATCCTATCTAAAAATAGGCATAAAAAATAAGCCTATCAAAAGTGGAAGGCTTATGGTATAATGTAGTTTGTTAATTGTGAGTACCTATAAGCCTTCGGTTTGTGGGTAACTTCCCTCAGGTGTTGGTAGCACCTGGGGGATTTAATAACAAGTCCTTAGCAACGTCCTCCCGCTATGAGGGAAGTGACAACGCTCTGGACTTTTATTTATTTTTATCAATCATCTTCTTAACAGCTTTATCAAAGTCTGACTCTATTTTTTGGTTTTTGTTGAACAACGAATATTCTTTCTCTGCTTTAGCTTTTGCAGCCTTTGAGGATATATATCCCTTGTCAGGCAGAATATTATATCTTCTGAATGTAAGAAACTCATTTACACTATTGGCAAACTCTTCCATGGTAAATGTGTTCTCACGTTCTATAAGGTCTTCAATATAATCAAAATATCCGGTAACAGTACGTTCAAGCTGACGAATTTGCTTTTCGTCAAGATAGTTCTTTGCTATAGAGACATCGGATTTTAAAACTCTGCCATCTGGGGCGTTTTTCCATGTAACAAGTCCCATGTGCTCTTTTGTGTGATCGGCAGAGGTATATACTTTTTCAGCAGCAGTTTGTCCAGTGATTGCATAATGAAATTTATTTTGTACCATTGCGTAAAAGTCATGAGTGATCTGTGAATTTTTATCATAATCTATACTGCACTCTGCGAATATATCTGTAATCTGTTGCCATATTCTGCGTTCGCTGGCTCTGATCGAACGAACTCTTTCAAGAAGTTCTCTAAAGTAATCTTTGCCAAATGCGGTTTTGCCCTGTTTAAGACGTTCATCATCCAATACAAAGCCCTTTGTTATATATTCTTTTAAAATGTTGGTTGCCCATATTCTAAAGTGTGTAGCTCGTATGGAGTTGATTCTATATCCTACCGATATTATGGCATCCAGATTGTAAAACATAGTCTCTTTTGATTGGGTTTTGCCGTCTAATGCTCCATGTGGAGTGGTTGTTTCCATTTTGGAAATAACCACTTCCTTGTTTAATTCGCCATCGGCAAATATGTGAGACAAATGCTTATTGATGGCTGGAATCTGGACACCAAATAACTCAGCCATACCTTTTTGTGTGAGCCATATGGTATCGTCCTTTATCAAAGCATTAACAGATACATCCTCTTGTTCTGTTTTATATAAGAGAAATTGAAATTCTTGCATAAGTATATCCCTTCATTTGTTAATTATTTTTGCAATCCATGCGCATAAGCCTCAATAACATCGGCAGAGCCTTTGTTGAAGTCGTCCCTGTCTATGTGTCCGATAGCGTGGATATAAGCGTCATTTAGCTGTTCCTGAGTGAATCGTGAATTGAGGAAGATGGTATATGAGCCATCTTCGTTACTGGTCACGGTTTCTTTAATCTTGGTAGATTTTAAATCCATCATCTGTACGTTTATATATTCCAAAGAAATCATCCCTTTCAAATGTAATCAGAAAAACAATAACAAAATCAGTGGGATGTTTTATGTGCATTATCGTTTCTCTTTATTCTTGAGAGCCATGAGCATTGTGTGAACTGTCTCCAAGTCCTCTGGCTCTGCATCCCTTGCGGCATCGAAGAGAAGAGAGAGCTGTTTGTTCTCGAATATCTCTTGTGCTTTCTGAGCTGTTTCATCGTCAAAGTAATATGTAGGCTTGGCTGGTTCTTCATCCATGTCGAATCCCATCAACCACATAGCATTTACTTTTAAAACTTTTGCAAGTTTCGGTGCTGATATGTTAGATGGTTTATGACTACCATTAACATATTGGCTTATGGAGGCTTTGCTAACTCCACTTCTATCTGCAAGTTCTTGTGCACTCATATTTATATTATTCATAGCTTGTTTTAATCGGTTAGCAGTTGTTGGCCATTTCATATACTAAACCTCCTCTATCTATATATGCATATTTTATATTTGGATTATACAACAACGTTTAACTAAAATCAAACAAAAAGTTAAAAATCTTTAAACTTTAGGGTTGACAACTGAGTTAAACAGAGTTAAACTAGCATTAAAGTTAAACGAGGTTTAACAAATGCGGATGGAAGGAGGTACGACAATGCCATATCAGTATGACAAGCTGAGAGGAAGAATAATAGAGAAGTACGGAACGCAGGGTAATTTTGCCAAGGCATTGGGATTATCAAGTAATTCTGTATCAAAGAAGTTGAACTGTAGAACTGGATTTACTCAGGAAGAGATGAACAAGTGGGCTGAACTACTTGACATTGATTTAAAGGACTATCCAGCGTATTTTTTTGCTTAGGAAGTTAAACAAAGTTTAACCAATAAGAGGAAGGAGAGCCATGACAACAGAGAAGTTAAACAAAATACTGAAAGCACTGGACGGAATCAGTTACTTGGACTGGGTTGAGTTGGAGAGAGAAGTGTATAAGAGATTTAATGCCGATATCCGCTTAATTTCAGACGCAATACCATTAAGGGATACCGACAAAATCTTTAAGGAACTTGCTAAGTATGATTCTAACCTTCGACAGTCTGAATAAGGAAAAGGAGGGAAGAAATGCTCAAGAAGATATACACAGAGCTTGTACAGATAAGAAAAGAGCTCCAGACAATCAGAAAGCTACTGGAGCCAAAGCCGAATCCTGTTGTCGTAATTCAGAAAGAGTATGGAGAGGAACCAAAGAAAAGATGTTGACCACGATCATTGGCATAGCCATTGGGACATTTGTCGGAAGGTTGATTTTCGACATTTGGAAATCAAGAAGGAAAGGAGATGGGAACGATGAAGGCAAAGAAACTTAAGAAAGAAGTGGACAAGACGATAAAGTACCTGTGTAAGGAGATCAGGAACGATAAGTGTTACTACGAGTATAAGGACAGCATGACACGGACTCTTGGATCCATGATGAAAACAAGAGCCCGCCTTGGTAAGAAGAAAGGCAAGTGAGATACATGGAAAAAGATAAATTAAGAGAACTGGAGAAAACCTGTGAGAGCGTAAGACAGTTTTTACAGGAGAATGAATTTACGCCATATGATTCGGTTGTTGTGTCACTGGATGGAGTCAAGGTGATACATACGGATGCAAGTATTCCGAATAACAACAAAGCGACCGAGAGTTAGTCGGCCGCCCTGTAGATGTTAGGTTGAGATTATACACGGTTGTATGGGTGCATTTTATCAAGTTTTGATAATGCAGAACCAAGAGATGGTGAGTTCATAAAGTTACGATACTCAGTTTCAGATACGCCATGGTACTGGTAAATAGCACCATTATGAAACTGTATCTCTAATGTGTTGTTTTCCCAGCCTACACTGTGAATTCTACTTGAAGATACGACAGTTCTATTCATAGGTATAGTTTTCACTTCCTTTCTTTGTATTTAGTTATAAACATATGTTCATACCAGTATATATCGTATCTAAACACAAGGAGGTAGTCAAGTGGATAAAAGGGAAATATTACAGGCCGTTGAGAGAGAAAGAATCAGACAGGGCATGTCAAAGCGTAAATTGGCTGAAAAGGCAGGATTTACCGACAGGAGCTTGTATATGTGGGAATCAGATAAAAGAGGAATGACATTGACCAATGCCGACAGCTTACTAAAAGCGGTTGGGCTGAGGCTGGTCATAGAGAAAGGAGAGTGAGAGTGATGAGCAGAGCGGTCAAAGACATACAGGTAATAGGTGTCAGGGAGATTGGCCGGTTGCCGTACATAAGCAAGGCGAAAATGATGAAGATATTTGAGATGTCATTATCTACAGCAACCAGACGTATAGCAGATCTTGACAGATATGTCCAGTCTGGCAGATATGGACCATACACCATACTGGATGGTGCCGGAGTAACAAGGGTCAATGTGCTTGCCTTGGTGGATTATCTGAAGTACAAGAAACAGCTGGACGCTGGCAGACGAGTGCCGCCGTTCGACATAAATAAGGTAGCAAAAGAAGCCGTCATAAACTGGGATGAATTAGATCCCTGACAATAAAAAAGCACCTTTGGAATAGCAGTCCCGCCGGTGCATAGAAAAATACTCAAGAAAATCATAGCAGAAAAGGGGAAGAAAAGCAATGAAGAGGAAGAACTTAGACACAAAGGCTGTCAAGGCCGTGAGCCTTGTAATAATGAGCATTTTGTTTTTGCTGTTGGCATACAACATCATATTCAATGCAGAAGTGCTGCTTGCACTGCCGGCGGTAGGATTGGTGGCGTACTTACTTGGAACTGTGTTCACAGAGCTGGGGCTTTATGGCGTGCTTGAACTTATGAACAGCATTGAAGATGCCAGAGAGGAATAGAACATGGTTGAAATGAAGGTGCTCGGAAGTCATGAAGAGTGGCTTAAGGCAAGAACCAAGATAGGCGGGTCGGATGCCTCGGCGATCTTTGGGATGAGCCCATACAAGACAAACGTGGAACTGTTTAAAGAGAAAGCATACGGCATAGAGCCGGAGGACATATCAGATAAGCCTTATGTCAAGTATGGCACAGAGGCTGAGAAGCATCTGAGGGAGCTATTCAAGTTGGATTATCCAGAGTATCAAGTTGGATATGTGGAAAACAACATGTTCACGAATGATAAGTACCCATGGGCGCACGCATCGCTAGATGGATGGCTTTTAGATCAGGATGGCCGCAAGGGTGTGTGGGAGTGCAAGACAACCAACATACTTCAGTCAAGGCAGAAAGAGAAGTGGGATCACAGGATCCCGGACAACTATTACATACAGGTGTTGCATTACCTGATGGTAACAGAGTTTGACTTTGTGGTGCTCAAGGCTCAGCTTAAGTCGGAATTTAACGGTGATGTATACCTGCAGACGAGGCACTACAAGATAGAGCGGTCGGAGGTAGAGGAAGACATTCAGTATCTTATTGATGCTGAGAGAAGTTTCTGGGAGAGCGTACAGGTGAAGAAAGAGCCGCCGCTGATACTCCCGGAGATATAGGAGAGATGCAATGTATTACAACGAATGTTCGCAGTGCGGTGCTTACTTGGATCCAGGCGAGCACTGCGACTGTGAGGAAGAGAGACAGCGACAGACACAGCGTATCATGTCGATGATACGAGAGAACAAGAACAATAACCAGTATGAGCTGGTGCTGAATTAGGAGGTTAAAAATGGAATTAAGAGTTAATGAGGTAGCGATACCGGAGAAGATTGATTTTAACTACGAAGAGCTCAAGGCTGAGCTTATATCTAAGGTCTCATTTTATGAGACGCTTGTCTACACAGATGACCAGATCAAGGACGCAAAGGCAGACAAGGCGAACCTTAACAAGTTAAAGAAAGCCCTCAATGACGAGAGAATAAGAAAAGAGAAAGAATACATGCAGCCGTTTAATGTGTTCAAGGCTCAAATCAACGAGATCATAGGTATCATAGACAAGCCTATAGCGGTGATAGACGAACAGGTCAAGGCATACGATGAGAAACGCAAAGCTGAAAAGCAGAAAGCCATTGAAGATCTGTTCTCTCAGATAGGTTTCCAGAACTTTGTCACGTTGGAAAAGATCTGGGATCCTAAGTGGTTGAATGCATCGGTATCGATGAAGAGTATAGAAGATCAAATGAAGTCAAGAATGTATGAGATCGGCAACGGAGTGCTTACACTCAGTCAGCTCCCGGAGTTCGGATTTGAGGCTACAGAGGTATTCAAGGAGACATTAGACATCAACAAGGCCATCTCAGAGGCTAAGAGGATGTCAGAGATTGCCAAGGCAAAGGCTGAAGCTGAGGCAAGGAGAAAGGCTGAGGAAGAGTCACGAAAAGCAGCAGAAGAGGCAAGACGAAAGGCTGAGGAAGAGCGCAAGGCACAGGAAAAGGTTGCCGAGGAGCAGAGAGCCGCAATGGCAAAGGCTATGACACCACCTGAGGATGCACAGCCAGCACCAGTAGAGGAATCACAGCCGGAACCACAGAAGATGGTAGTCAAGTTTGAGGTTGAACTTACAACGGATGATGCAGCAGCCTTGAGAGAGTTCTTCCAGAGCAGAAATATAACATTTAGAGCGATTAAGTAGGAGGTAACAAGATGATTAAGTCAGAAATGGGATCAGTATCAATGAGAGGAACAACACCTGTGCTTATATCAGAATTAGCACTTGCAATGAAGAGTTTAAGAGAGTCGCTTGCTAAAAGATATGGAGAGGTTGCTACAGAAGAAATGATAAGCAGAGCCATGGAAGCGTCCAAAGCTGAGGGAGACATTAACGAGATTATGAGTGACCTCATAGATGATGTTTTATTTAAGATATTGCCAAAAGCCAATATAAACAAGGACAACATAAGGGAAATGCCACAGGCTCTGAAAGAGGTACTGCACAAGATGTTAGAAGATATGATTATGCATTAGGAGGTATACAAGATGATCGTATTAAATAAAGGTTCGGTGCACTTGGATGGGCCAACAATCATGCTGATCGTCGAAATGATGGCAGCTATAAGAGGCGTACGAGCCATCGTGGAAGAAGACTTTGGAACAGATGCGGCAAAGCAGATTATAGACAAGACTGTAGAGATCGCAAAGTTAAATAGCAGCAGTATTGATATGTTAGACCTGGGGACAGAGTTAATGAGTATAATAGCGGAGGTAGAAAATAATGGCAGTAAATAACAGTTTGGTAGCAAAAAGTAAAGCACAGCAGAATCTGGGAATTACAGAGTATCTTACAAAAGATGCAATCAAGAATCAGATCAACAAGGTAGTTGGTGGTAAGAATGGACAGAGGTTCATATCTGCTATTGTATCAGCATACAACACCAACCCTACACTTCAGGAGTGTACGAATCAGTCGATTCTTTCAGCTGCACTTCTTGGTGAGAGCTTACAGCTTTCACCATCTCCACAGCTCGGACACTATTATATGGTTCCATTCAACAATACAAAGACTGGTGTCAAGGAAGCTCAGTTCCAGATGGGATATAAGGGATATATCCAGCTTGCGATCCGTTCCGGTCAGTATAAGAGACTGAATGTTGTCGCAATCAAGGAAGGGGAGTTGGAATACTTCGACCCACTCAACGAGGATATCAAGGTCAATCTCATGGTTGATGACTGGGACAAGCGTGAAGAGGCTGAGACCATCGGCTACTATGCAATGTTTGAGCTTGTGAACGGATTCAGAAAGACAATGTATTGGAGTAAGGCTCAGATGCTTGCTCATGCGGACAAGTATGCACCGGCATTCTACAAGGACGCTGGAAAGGTCAAGACAAAGTACGGAGAGAAGCAGAGAGTATCATATGCTGACTATGAGGCTGGCAATTATGATCCGAGAGATTCATGGATGTATTCATCATTCTGGTACAAGAATTTTGATGGAATGGCTTACAAGACAATGCTCCGTCAGCTTATCAGTAAGTGGGGAGTTATGAGTATAGATCTTCAGAAAGCATTTGAGGGCGACATGGCAACCTTGGATGCAGAGGGACATCCTACATATGTTGAGAATGACAATGATGAGTATGTGGAAGCCACAGCAACAGATGTGAATGAGCCAGAGAATGCTCAGACAGAGCCACAGGTCGCACAGAACCCACAGAACAGTGCTCAGGATCCACAGCCGACACCGGCAGAGAATCCACAGCCAGAGCCGCAACAGATGAACGCTGCCGAGGCGGCACTATTCGGAAGTTTCAAGTAGGTTACATTGACATTACATTTAATACATCACAACACGCAGCGTAATGTCTTAGCATATATCCCTGTTGCTCTTATTTGAGGTGAGGGTGACAGGGGGAAAGGAGTAACAATGGCTTGGAACAGATCACGAGCTAAATACGGCAACAGGAAGGTTGTTGTAGACGGCATCACATTTGACAGCAAGAAAGAAGCTCAGAGATATACAGAGCTGAAATTGCTTGAGAAAGCTGGCAAGATAACCGGTTTACAGCTCCAGCGTGAATTTGAACTGATACCAGCTCAGAGAGAAAAGACAGACCAGATATACACAAAGGGACCTAATAAAGGCAAATTCAAGCCAGGAAAGGTTATAGAACAGAAGTGTTCATATAAGGCCGACTTTGTGTACTGGGAACTGGAAAACAACAGCATGGTTGTGGAAGATACAAAGGGCATGAGAACAAAGGAATACATCATAAAGCGCAAGTTGATGCTTTATAAGTATGGAATAAGGATCAAGGAGGTATAGATGATAAATGGCAGGCAGACCAACCAAAGCAGGACTTGATTACTTTGAATTGGATTGCCACATGGAAGAAAAGGTCAGATTGATACAAGCTGAATTTGGACTGAAAGGCTTTGCGGTACTTGTCAAACTCTATCAGAAAATCTATGGAGGATTTGGTTACTACTGTGAATGGACTACAGACTCGTTGTTGCTCTTTATGTCGGAGAACGGTTTACCGAGTGACAATAAAAATTTAATAGCAGATATAGTGGCAGCTTGTATCAGAAGGGACATTTTTTCAGAACAACTTTTTAATGATTTCAATATCTTAACATCTGAAGGGGTGCAAAAAAGATATTTGAATGCTACGTCCAAGCGAGAAAAGATTGAACTGAAAAAAGAGTACCTTTTAATTGCTGTACCCGAAAATAATAAAAAAGTGGTAATAAATTCAATTTTTGACGGAAGAAATTCGATAAATGGTGGAAGAAATACACAGAGTAAAGGAAAGGAAAGTAGAGAAGAGAAAAGGAAATTAGAGGAAACAAGATTAGACAATACACCCCTTATAGCCCCCTTGCAGGTGGCAAATGATGAGCCCAAAACGAAAAGAGTACGTAAGACCAAAGAGGATAGTATTCAGATTTTGGATAGGCTCATACTGAATTATTCCATGTCGGATTTTCTTTTGGAGAAAGTCAGAGAATGGATTGAGTATAAGGTTGCCAGAAAAGAGGATTATGTTGAACAGGGCATGAAGTCGTTACTAACCAAAATATCCAAAGAGGCACAGAAAAATGGAGATGCGGCGGTGGTAGATGTAATCGACCTGTCAATGGGAAACAGCTACAAGGGGATCTTATGGGATAAGATCAGCAAAAATAACAATCAGCAGCCATTTTCAAGAAATGGTGAGCGGGACATTTTAAATGAATGGAGGAGTAGTTGATGACAAGAGAAGATGTGCAAGATTTACTTGCTATGGTGCAGGCTACATATCCAAATTACAACCCTCCAAGCAGAACAGCAGCGGTCAATGCGTGGACTATGGCATTAGAGGAATACAGCAAAGATGAAATTGCCATGGCATTTAAGGTCTATATGCAAACAAATACAAGCGGGTTCGCACCAGCTCCCGGACAACTGATTGATAAAATTCACTCAATCACCAAACCACAGGAGCTGAACGAAATGGAAGCATGGGCATTGGTCAGCAAAGCAATTCGGAACAGTGCCTACAATTCGGTGGAAGAATATGCAAAGTTGCCTCCGGTGGTTCAGAAAGCAGTTGGACTTCCGAGCCAACTTCGGGTCTGGGCGTTAGATGAAGATTACAATGAGCAGGTTGTAATGTCGCAATTTCAGCGTTGCTATCGGACAGAGGTCGCAAGGGCACAGGAAATCTCCAAAATGCCAACCGAAGTAAGGCAGCTCATTCAGAATATCGCTCAGGGCTGTTCTACTGAAATAGACAATTTAAGGAAACATGCGATAAGTTCCTTGCCTGCAGGAAATGAAAGCAGAATTAAGGTACTGGAAGATAAGTCAGAGGGTGTTCCGATACCAGATAGGATTAGGGAAAAAATAGAGGAAATGAGGAAACGGTGAGGATCCTTGCCGATGATCTAAACAAATAACACACGAAAGGAGCCGAACCTCCGGCCGGGGTAATGCTATAGCGGGTTCCTGAGAAGTGAATGAACGAAGACTTAATAACGAGAATTTTTGGAGAGAACGGCGAACTTGACAGCCCGGACGAGGGCTTAGAGGAATACAAGAAGCGCAAGAAAGAAGCCAGGGAGAAAATGATAATGCTCCAGAGCCAGCCGTATGAAGTTAAGGTGCGGCGTTCCAGGCTTAGAGCTGAAGAGTTCATGGAGCAGATGCGGATACGAGACAAAACGGCTCATGTGAGTGTTGGCGGTCTTGACAGTATTACATTACACGTATTCCTGAAGTCGATAGGGATTAATGTTCCAGCGGTATCAGTGTCATCTCTGGAAGATAAGAGTATACAGCGAGTACATAAAGCTCTTGGAGTGACAATCCTGAACCCACTCAAGACAAAAGTTGAGGTACTCAATGAAGTTGGGTTCCCGGTTATCAGCAAGAGAATAGCGGGAAAGATAGCGCTGCTTCAGAATCCGACTGAAAACAATAAGACAGTTCGACATGCAATAATCACAGGCGAATGTGGAGAGCTTGGACACTTCCAGAAGAACAGCCGCATGAAGTTGCCACAGAAGTGGCTTAACCTGTTCGGAGGATATGAGAACGAGAATGAAGGTGTTATGTATTACAAGCCAAATTTCAAGGTGTCAAATGATTGTTGCTATTGGCTGAAAGAGAAGCCATGCGATGACTGGGCTAAGGCTCATTCAAGCTATCCGTTCCTTGGCATGATGGCATCTGAGGGTGGACAGAGAGAAGAAGCTCTCACAGACCATGGATGCAATTACTATGGCAAGACAGTAATGAGATCAGCACCATTTGCACCATACCTCAGAAATGACATATTGAGACTTGCTCAGGAGATGGACACTTGGTATCACGCACATACAGATGTGTTTGCAAAGCTTTATTATGAGCAGCCATACAGTAAGGATAAGGCTGGTAACACAATACCTTATGAACCGGTTGAGACAATCATACCGGCTATATATGGACGGATAGAGGATGACGGACACGGAAATCTCAGAACGACAGAAGCACAGAGGACAGGCTGCAGTATGTGCGGTTTCGGAATCCACATGGAAGAACGACCACACAGGTTTGACAGGCTCAGAGAGCGGAATCCCAAAGAATGGGAGTTTTACATGTATAGATGCTGCACGGATCCAGAGACAGGAGAAAAGTTCGGCTGGGGAAGAGTCCTAGATTATATCGGAGTGCCGTGGGAAGATGTACCGGCGGTACAGCTGAGTATATATGATTACCCGGAGGTGCTGCCATGATAAACGGAGAGCTTATCGTTGATAATTTCGCCGGAGGTGGTGGAGCATCAACAGGGATTGAGATGGCTACAGGGTACAGCGTTGATATAGCAATCAATCATGATCCGGAAGCCATCAGGATGCATAAGGTCAACCATCCAAACACAAAGCATTACTGTGAAAACGTGTGGGCGGTTGACCCTGTGAAAGCCTGTGAGGGACACCCGGTAGCTCTTGCCTGGTTCTCCCCGGACTGTAAGCATTTCAGCAAGGCCAAGGGTGGCAAGCCAAAGGACAAGAACATCCGAGGGCTTGCATGGGTAGCCTGCAGATGGGCGGCACTTGTGAGACCGAGAGTGATCATGCTGGAGAACGTTGAGGAGTTCAAGACATGGGGGCCGCTCAACAGAGGACATCATCCGATAAGGGCAAAGCAAGGAGATACATTCAGGCAATTTGTAAAGCAGCTCAATGAGCTGGGGTATGAGGTACAGTTCAGAGAGCTTGTGGCGGCAGACTACGGAGCACCGACTAAAAGAAAAAGGTTCTTTATGATCGCAAGGTGTGATGGTGTACCTATCATGTGGCCAAAGCCTACGCATGCACCGGCAGACAGTGAAGAGGTCAAGGCGGGACTGCTCAAGCCTTATGTTGGGGCATATACACAGCTTGATTTCAGCCTGCCATGTCCGAGCATCTTTGATACATCAGAGGAGATCAAGGAGAAGTACGGCATTCGGGCGGTGAGGCCACTTGCACCAAAGACTATGCAGAGGATTGCAAGAGGGCTGAAGAAGTTCGTTCTGGATAATCCAGAGCCGTTCATCATTCAGGGCAATCAGCAATGTTTTATAAGTCCTACACTCATTCAATACCATTCAGAGACCAATTCAGACGAGGTGCGAGGCCAAGGCATAGAGAATCCGATCATGACAGTGGACAGTTCAAACAGATATGGCCTTGTGACTTCGTTCCTTAGCAAGTTTTACAAGACAGGGATAGGACAGGATGAGAGAGAGCCACTGCATACAGTGACAACATCAGCCGGACATTTTGGAGAGGTCAGAGCATTCCTGATTAAATACTACGGAGAGGGTACAGGCCAAGATATAGAACAGCCGCTTGATACAGTGACATCAAGAGACCGGTTCGGCCTTGTAACAATCCAAGGTGTTGAGTATCAGATAGTGGACATTGGTCTCAGAATGCTTGAGCCAAAGGAGTTATATGGGTGCCAAGGGTTTCCGGATGATTACATCATAGATCATGACAGCACAGGTAAGACATATTCAAGAAGCGAACAGGTTAAGAGATGTGGAAATGCAGTTTGTCCACCTATACCGGCGGCGATGGTGAGGTCGAATCTTCCAGAGCTTTGTGTAAGAAAAAGGATGCCAAACATGAGGATAGGCGAAGAAGAGAACGGACAGTTGTGTTTTGTATAGATAGTAGGAGGTTTTAGATGAACGATTTGAAGATATTTGAGAATAAAGAATTTGGAGAGATTAGAACAGCGGTTGTGGATGATAAGCCTATGTTTTGTTTAGCAGATGTATGCAAGGCGTTAGAGATAGGAAATGTAAGTCAGATGAAAACAAGACTTAAAGAAGATGGGGTCATTACTAATGAGGTCATCGACAGTTTAGGAAGAAAACAGACTGCGATATTTGTCAATGAATCAAATTTGTACAAGGTTATTTTCCAGAGCAGGAAAGAGGCGGCAGAGAGATTCACAGACTGGGTGACAGGTGAGGTACTTCCATCAATTCGTAAGACAGGTGGATACCAGAAACCACTTACCCCACAGGAGATGATGCGGCTCCAACTTGGAATGATAGATGATGTATCTGACAGGGTAACAAAGCTGGAAAATACAATGACAATAGATTATAGCCAGCAGAAAACCCTTACAGATCTTATGTCATCTACAGTAGTAACGTGGCTCGGTGGAAAAAATACATGCGCCTACGAAGAGCTATCAAAGAAAGTATTTGCAGAGATTGGCAGGGATTACAAAGACTATTTCAATGTAAATGCAAGGGCTAATACACCTAGTCTCAGGTTTGAGGAGGCTGTTGATTACATCAAATCATGGAAACCAAGCACAAACACTTTGAAGTTGATCAGTTCATTAAACATATGAGCAGAATAGTAGCACATTGATAATTGAATAATGATGGTTGATTTTTAGTATGATGGTGATATAATTACATAAAGAATAAATAGGAGGGATGAAAAATGGCAACAAAAATCTTTTCTAAGGACATCCAGCATAAAGATATTCAACATAAGGATATCCAACATTAGGATGTTGGATGTAATAACACAAGGGGGAAGAGGAGTATAAATGAGTATGCAACAGACAATCATATTGGGAATTTTAAGTAGTACAATTGCATCAATAGTTTTTTATTTATGGATGGTTTTGATAAAACCAAGGTTTATCATTTCCGATAAGATATGTAAAAAAAGAACAAAAGATGGCAAAATAGCTTATATGATTAAGGTAGCAAATACCACACATTCATTTATAACAAATGTTAGTTATTCATTGTTATACTGCGTGGAAGGCGAGGATGGCTTAAAGGATATAAAAATTATAGAGCCTTATAAGCCACCATTAACATATATGAATAAATACTCAAAAGCCAATACTGATTATGCTGTTCGAATAACCTATTTAATAGACGAGAATCAATATCCCCTAACAGATGCTTCGTTTTTTATGTTTACATTTCAAGCTTATCATTCGTTTTCTAATGCAATGAGAATAGAAAAGAGAACATATAGAAAAGAAAATGTTCAAGAGGGAATATTTGAGACGGGCAAGAGCACTAAAATATTAAGTCATAAATAAGAATACCAACCATCATTGTTTGATGGTTGGTATTTTTTTGCGCAAAAATACGGATAAGGAGATATTACATGACAGAATTTGAGATAGATGCAGCATTTAACACCATCTGCCGACCGGGGCGGGTGGTGAAGATCCTCACAAAGAACGGAAAAGAAGAGAATATCCCGGTGAGAGTTTGGAAGCGCTGGACAATCATCAAGGCATATGAACACCATGTACTGATGCAGAGCGAAAAGGGCTACCATGAGAGCTTCAGCAACATAGACATAAGAGAGTTGATCAGGAAGGGAGATATACGATGGAAATAGTACCAGAGAGAGCAGGAGGCTGCGAAAACTGCAAATACAGAGCCATGGACGAGACACAGGAGCCATGCGCACACTGTACCAAGAATGCAGTTGACAACTATGAGCCGATGACCAACGGCGACTACATCAGGTCGCTTGGTGATGCGGATCTTGCGCCGATCATCATGTGTCCGAGTGAGGTTGGATTTGACGAGATTGGATTTGACGAGATTGTGTGTCAGATGGGTAAGCAACATTGCATAGAATGTACCCGCAGATGGCTTGAGGCGGAAAGGAAGGTTGAGGAGTGATGGCACAGATTCCAAATGAGATCAAACAGGATCCGAACTGGGCAAGAGCCGTGGCAATCTCAAAACAGTATGCTGTAAGCACATACCCAGCTACCTGGGTATTGAACTTTATAAACGAATGGAACACGGCTGTGGCAAGGCTGAGAAGATAGGAGTGTGGGAATATGGAAGAGAGAGAAGCAATAGCCAAATTAAAGGAAACAACAGATTATAGATATTCACATTATGCCTATGTGAATGATACCGGAAAGGCATTTGATATGGCGATAAAGGCACTTGAGAAACAAGGACTAGAGAAACGTAAGTCAGAGAAATCAATGAGAATTGAGGCAAAAAAACTTATTGAGGAGCATCCAACAGTCTACGATGTGGACAAGGTTGTGGAGCAGTTAGAAAATGAGCGAAAGTTTTGGGAGAATGCATACGACAGTAATTTAGGAAAAGAGAAAGCAAGAAGTTATGAGCATGCAATCGAGATTGTGAAAGGTGGTGGTGCAGATGAGTGACAGATATTTATTTAAAGCAAAGAGAGTTGACAATGGAGAATGGGTAATTGGCAATCTAATTACAAATGTGTTCTTTAGATTAGGTCAAAGCATTCCATACATTTTATGCCCAGATAAAGCAGAATATGATTGCTTTGAGGATTTTACAGAGGAAAATGGAATTTTTGAAGTGCGACCAGATACAATCTGTCAATGTACCGGCTTAAGGGATAAGAACGGCAAGCTGATATGGGAAGGTGACATTATTTTGTTCCAACGAGATAATGATGATTTATGGAAATATGTTCAAAACGGAAATCGAGTTGAAGTGATTGGCAACATATTTGATGATCCAGAATTGATAAAGGAGAGGTGATACATAATGGCATATGCAGGCAAATGCGATAGATGCGGCGGGTTCTATGACCTGCCGTTTGAACACGGCGCGGCGATAAGGGCAAGGATAGTTGATGTGTTCGATGATACAGTAGAGACAATGGATTTATGTTCGGACTGCATGAATGAGCTCCACAGCTTTCTTGGTGGGGCAGAGCTCAATGATCCGGGAGTGATAGAGAGTAAGGGGCAGATAGGATTCAGAATGAAGCTGGATCCTGACAATCATTTGATGAATCGGTTCATGAGGAAGGAGTGAAAGGATGGCAAAGTCAGATAGAAAGCTACACGAAGCAAGAATGGCAGGGGCTGCATGGCTGATGAATGTCATCAAGACACAGGGCATGGAAGCAGCAGAGAAAGAACTCAAGGTCAGAGGAGCCATGTTTGTTCCGCTTGAGGTCAACCAGAAGCAGCTTGACGAAGCTGTGCATAAAATCAAACTGAATACAATAGATTGTATTTTGATAATGAGTTGCATGGTACTTCGGGATGAGTTTGATTTTGGACAGAAGAGGCTTGAGAGATTCTGCGAAAGATTTAACTTAAAGACTGATGCGCTGTGTGATGAAGAAATTATCTGGGATGATCTGATACAGACACTAAAGGAAGAAACAGGTTTGGATTTCACCATCCGGGAGAACAAGTAGGAGGTGAGGCGGTGAAAGCAAAAGAGTATTTGAAACAGGTGAAGCTGCTTGACGTGAAGATCAAACAGAAGAAGATAGAACTTGCAGGACTCAAGGAAGATGCAACCTGTACCGGGGCATTTGATTATTCGGCAGAAAAGGTGCAGACAAGCGCCAAGGCTGATTCTATGAGCAAAAAAGTGGCAAAGTATGTCGACCTTGAAAATGAGATACACGAGGACATAGAGCGGTTCACGGAGCTCAAGCATAAGGTCATAGGACAGATACATATGCTGAACGAACCGAAGTACGTCAATGTATTGTTCATGAAATATATTGAATATAAAGGGCTAAAGGACATAGCAGAAGAAATGCATTATACACATGAGTATGTTCGGAGGCTGCACGGATGGGCTTTGTTGAGTTTTGAGAAGATAATGTAAAAAAGCTACAAAATGTTACATTTAAACGTGCTATACTAGTATGGTAAAATTATATTGATTCATAAGGGACATGACCGTTCGCCATAATCGGTTGTGTCCCTTTTCTTATGCCCAGTGGTTGTACCTTCCCTTGTGAAAAGTGAACGCTGATCTCTCCCCACTGGGCTATTTTGTTTGAGGTGTGAGATATGAGTAAGATTAAAAGGTTTGAGGTCGTAAGACCTGAATATAGTTTTGAATACATACATCCTGTACTTGGTAGATTGGCATTACCGATAGCCATGATAAAGGTGATGGTTAAGTGCACTAAGATATACCGATTTCAGTCAACTATAAATTTGGGTGGAGAGGTAAAGAATGTATGTAAACCGCTGTACAAGATTGTGATCCCGAAGAGAGTGAGAAAGTAATAGAAAGAAGGTGTGACATTATGGCTAAACTTACAGCTAAACAGCAGAGATTCTGTGATGAATACCTGATTGACCTTAATGCCACACAGGCTGCTATAAGGGCGGGGTATTCACCGAAAACAGCCGCACAAGCAGCAGCAAGGTTGTTAACAAATGTTAAGGTGCAGGAATATATAGCAAAACGCATGGCAGAAAAAGAAAAAGCGTTGATTGCCGATCAAGATGAGGTGTTAAAGTATCTCACAGCAACCATGAGACGAGAAAAGAAAGAATGCATTGTTGTAACGACCAGTGAAGAACGTTCGATGTATGCTCCAGATGATAACGGCACAATGAGAAAACAGACAGTCAAGAAAGAGACACCACAGATCGTGGAGATACCAGCAAGGCTGTCGGATGCCAATAAGGCAGCGGAGCTCCTTGGTAAAGCATATGGCTTATATACCGAGAAGGTAGAGGCTGATGTAGATATGGACCTCAACATCAACATCGACTACGGCGATGATGACGATACCGGCGGTGGTGCTGATTGAATATTGACGTAAAAGCAAATCCGGGGTTCAAGGAAGTAGACCGGAGCAAGAAGCGATATATCGTGATGAAAGGCTCTGCCGGATCAGGGAAGAGTGTTGATACGGCACAGAATTACATACTGAGGCTGATGCAGGACAAGGGCAGAAACCTTGTTGCGATGCGAAAATCCGATATTACCAACCGAGACAGTACATTTGCTGAACTGACCGGCTCTCTTTATAAGATATTTGGAGATAAGGTTGATAATTATTGGAAAATCAACAGAAGTCCTCTGGTTCTCACATGCAAAAGCAATGGAAACCAGATCATTTTCCGTGGTATGAATGATGACAGGCAGCGTGAAAAGCTGAAATCAATCACATTCCCAAGGGGAAAGCTCACGGACGTATGGCTTGAAGAAGCAACAGAGTTTACACAGGCAGATCTGGAAATTATAGATGATAGATTACGTGGAGAGCTGCCACCAGGACAGTTTTACCAGATAAGAATGACCTTCAATCCAGTAAATAAGAATCACTGGATAAAGAAGGTCTTTTTTGATAGATATGATCCGGATGTGCTGACACACCACAGTACATACCTGGGGAATCGTTTCATAGATGCGGCATATCACCGCCGTATGGAGCGTAGGAAAGAAGTTGACCCTGAGGGGTATCAGATATATGGGCTTGGTGAATGGGGCGAGATAGGCGGTCTCATCCTACACAATTGGGAAGTCGCTGAGGTATCTCAGAACCTTAATGACTATGACGATATAGCAATAGGACAAGACTTTGGGTTTAACCATGCCAATGCCATCCTTCTCTTGGGTATCAAGGATGACAACATATACATCATAGATGAGATATATGAGCATGAAAAAGATATTTCCGAGCTTATCCCATTGGCCATTAAGCATGCAATACCGACTAATAGGACAATGTGGTGTGATTCGGCAAATCCAGATGATATAAAGATGTGGCGGAATGCTGGATATAGAGCGCAGGGAGTGGACAAAGGTGGTTCACAAGGATCTGTGATTGCACAGATCAATTGGTTAAAAGGTGTTGTAGATAAAACACACGCAGTACGCAGAAGGATATATGTAGCCCCTCATTGTGTAAATACGATCAAGGAGCTACAACAGTGGAAATGGAAGAAAGATGAAAAGACAGGCGAATATCTGGATGTACCTGTACCAATCATGGATGATGCGATGGCCGCACTCAGATATGGTATAGAGGGATGGAGAAAACAATTCATAGTCAGATCAAGAAGAAGACCTAGAGGCCTGTAGAAAGGATAAGCAATGGCAATATACATAGATCCGGCAATGGTGCCGGACTTAGACAACATAGATTCAAAAGTATTCAAATATCTCATACAGAAACATAAGAGACAGCTTGCCAGATGGGCGAAGTGTAAGGATTACTATGAGGGCAGACATAAGATTCTGGCAAAAAAAGCTGATGACGATGAGGACACAGTAAAGCTCATTGTGAATTATACAAAGTATGTGGTCGATATTGGCCTTGGATATTATCTTGGCGAACCAGTCAAGTACAACAGCGACAAAACAGATAAAGCGGACAAAAAACGCAAGGAGCTTGAAGGCGGTGTGAAAGCCTCCATCAAGAATGGAAGCGTACAGTTGTATGATCCTGACTTGTCACAGAAACTTGATATAAGCCGCATACAGGACGTATACGACAACGAAACTATATCAGAGATAGATTCCAAGATAGGCAAGGCTATAGGCATATATGGCGAAGCCTATGAACAGTTATATGCCAACAGTGCTGAAAATCCAGAGCCACGAAGTACAGTAGTGAGTCCTATGAACTGTATCATGGTTCGTGACAATACAGTGGAGCACAATAAACTGTTCGCAATCATCTATGAGATCCAGGAAGATCTGGACGAATCAAAGTATTATTCGGTCACTGTATGTAATGACCACAATACCAAAGAATACAGAAGCCGTGATCTTGATAATTTTGAGTTCTATTTTGTTGAGGGCAGCGAACAGGAGCATTACTTTGGCGAAGTAAATGTTGTGGAGTACCAGAATAATGATGAGAGGCAGGGAGACTTTGAACAGATCATATCTATGCAGGATGCTCTTAATGAGCTCTTTAGCGATCGTGTGACGGACAAGAAGAAGTTCGTCAATTCGATACTTGCCATGTTTGGTATGACGCTGGCTGATGACGATGATAAAGCGGTTGCAAAGCTCAAGAAAGATCGTTTTATAGATGGACTGCCACATGACGGAAAGATAGAGTACATTCAGAAGACGTTTGATGAGAATAGCGTATCTGTGCTCTGTAAGGATATTATCCGTGAGATACACAAGATGACCCTTACAGTTGATATGACAGATGAGAACTTTGCTGGGAACAGCTCAGGACAGGCTCTCATGCTCAAGCTGATGGTTATGAATATGCTTGTGAAGAATAAGATGAGAAGCCTTGAGAAAGGTCTCAAGAAGAGATTCGAGATGTACAACCACTGGCTCAATGTCAAGGGTGAAATGTCTCTCATAGACAAGAAGGAGCTTGATGTTGTATTCACAGTTGCAATGCCTATAGATAAGCCAACAATCATCAATATGGTAACTCAGCTCAGGGGCATAGTGGATGATAAGACATTATTGTCACAGCTTTGGTTCATCAAGGATGTTGATGAGGTCATGGAAGCTGTTAAGAGACAGAAAGCCGAAGAACAGCAGCAGTACATTGCCACGTTTGGCAGTCAGCATGCACAGGATATGGAGACACCTATCAAGGATGATGAAGAAAAGGATCCCGAGAAAGAGTAGGTGATCTATGAGCGACAACAACTATTGGGAGAAAAGAGCTGTAGATCTTGAGAAACTTACTCAGGACAGAGCAGATGTTGATATCATGCATGTAAACAAGCTCTTTGATGGTGCTGTGGACATTGTGGAGAAACAGATAGAAGAGATATTTGGTAAGTATGCACGTGATTCAGGAATAAGCCAGGATGCCGCTCTGAGGCTTCTTAATGAGAAACAGACGGAGACTATGCGCCGCAATCTTATGATCACACTTGCACAGTGTCAGGAGGAGGTAGCCAGGCAGGCTATACTCGCAAGGCTCAATGCTCCGGCTTATGCGGCTCGGATATCACGTCTTGAGGCACTAAAGGATTTGATACATGCACAGGCATATAAAGTTGGATCTGCGGCTCATTACAGGCTCACAGACAGGCTTATAGATACATATGAACAGAGTTATTACAGGAGTATATATGACCAACAGAGAAGAACAGAGACAGGCTTTGACTTCACGAAGCTGGCCGACAGGGATGTGCAGGCGGCTATAACAACCAACTGGGCGGGCTCCAATTACTCCAACAGAATATGGAAGAATACAAAGAAGCTGGCAGAGAGCCTTGAAGAGGTTGTTACACAGGGCCTTATGACAGGACAGAGCATCAGAGATATGGAGCTGGCACTTGAGGCAAGGGTAGTAAGCGAAAGATATAAGATAAATCGTATTATCCGCACAGAGGTGAATCACTGTTGTAATCAGGGTACCTTGATGTCATATAAGGCGGCAGGAACCAGACGATACATCTTCCTTGCTACACTTGATATGAGAACATCATCTATATGCCGGAGCTTAGATAAAGATGTATTCTTCGTTTCCAAAGCAGAGGTAGGTGTAAACTTTCCTCCGATGCATCCCAACTGCAGATCAACAACCATGGCATATCCTGAGGATGGAATTTTTCCAAAGGAGAGAACTGCAAGGGATCCGGAGACCAACAAGAACATTCATGTACCATTTGATATGAGTTATGCACAGTGGTATAGGAAGTATGTGATTGAGAAGGATGACGAAAAGAAAAATGTGCTCATAGATATTGATAATCAACCCGAAAGAAATACAGAGCACGGAGATATCTATGATCTGAGAATAGGAGATAACATTGTTGATCTTAAAACAATAAAAGGACCAACATATAGTAAAAAGTTCCAACAATTAACCCAAAACACGAATGTAAACATGGCTTTACGAAAATATGCAATGGCAATGCTTACTCATAGAAATGGGACAGATGGTGAAGATCTTTATGTTATCAGCTCTAAGACAGGAAAACTATTATTGTCAAAAACAACTGGTACAAATGAACTGGGTATAGAATTGTCAAAAAATGAAATTGATTCCTTGAAACTATATGCAAAGAAAGAGGGAATAATAGGTATACATAATCATCCTACTAATTTGTTGCCTACTGGAAGTGATTTTGTTGCAGCAGGAGCAAGAGGGTATGATTTTGGAATGGTTGCAACACATAATGGAAGAGTATTTGTGTATAAAGTTGGAGACATTCCATTTAGAAGTGAACATTTCAATCACACTGTTGACAAATATCATTCAGAACCATACAATTATGATATAGAAGTAGCTCAAAAGAAAACTTTGTTAGAGTTTGAAAAGGAGTTTGGTATATCATGGATGGAGTTATAACAAAAGGCAAGGACACGATAATACACGAAGAAATGTCTCCTGAGAAAAGGGAAGAAATTTTAAAGCGGTTAGAGGAAGAAAGTAAAAATTTAAAGGAATGGATAGAATAGCAAGCACTCCGCAGTAGCAGGGTGCTTTTGTTATATCTGAGGTGATAGAATGTATACGAATATAGGACTTATAACAACTGATAATAAGCCGGTAAAAACTGGACTTGATGGCAGTATGCAGATTGTATACAGCGACCATACTCTTGCGATGGAATACGGTGAGATAATCAATAGATTATACACAAGTGCTGACATATCAGAGTGTACACCTGAGTCGCCTAGGTTTAGGGTTGATAAAGCACTGTGGGATACAGGTTCTATGACGTCTTGTATATCGGTAAGGCTTGCCAAGAAGCTGGGGCTTAAACCTATTGATACAGGGGTTGGAGTGACGGCAGCGGGACAGGTGGACATAGTATATTATCTGCTTGATATACATTTAGGTGATGATATGGTGTGTCGCCATGTAAGAGTCGCAGAGTTTCCGTTAGAGAGACACGATGTTGATTTTCTGATAGGAATGGACATTATTACACAGGGTACATTGAATATAAGCAATACAGATGGTAAAACAAAGCTTACATTCAAGTTGAATAACAAGTAAATATATGAGCTATAGGCACTGTGCATTTGCATGGTGCCATTTTTATGCACAAAATAGGAGGATACGAAAATGAAGTACGTAGGAACAAAGCAAATTGAAGCAAGACCGATGACCAGAGGAGCGTATAACTACTACCGAGGTTGGCCGATACCGTCAGACGAGGACCCAAACGACAATGGGTATCTTATCAAGTATTCAGATGGGTATGAACACTGGTCTCCTGAGAAGCAGTTTGATGAGACATACAGACCATGTGACAACATGACATTTGGAATTGCTCTTGAAATGCTCAAGAAGGGCTTCAGAGTTGCAAGGAAGGGATGGAATGGCAAAGGAATGTTTGTTGTATTCCAGAAGGGATATCCTGAGGGAATACCATGCAACAAGCAGACTGCAGAAGCCTGGGGAATCAGTGAGGGCGACTTATTCAAGTGTAACCCATATCTGCAGATCAGATGTGTTGATGGTTCACACTCCATGTGGGTGCCGAGTATAAATGATTGCCTTGCTGAAGATTGGGTAATCATTGAGTAAAGGAGCAGTGAATACATGAATAGAATATGTCCAAGATGCAAGCGGAAATACAATGAGCTTGATAACTATTGTACAAAGTGCGGAATCGCACTGGAGGAATCACCAAATATGTGTTCAGAGATGAGAACCCAGATGTGCAGACATAGGGTATATGCTGAGGATGATACATATTGTGCGTGTTGCGGATCACTTACAACATATGCACTGGAGCGACAGAAGAAACAGAATAATCGTTAATTCAGACCATGATAAAAACATGGTCTTTTTTATTGTCAAGGAAAAGACATTAAAACCTCAACAGCAAGGCATGAACTTGCTGGGGACGTATCAATAGACTACTGGCAGGCATGAACTGACAGGCACAAGAAAGGAATGTATAAGCTATGGATGAAACACAGCAGACAACACAGACACAGGCACAGATTGGTGAGGCAACAACACAGCCTGGTACACAGACACAGGGAGCGCAGCAGAACCAGGCAACAAGCACAGCATCACTTGAAGATGTGCTTAAGACCATGACAGTCGAGGAGATTCTGGCAAGACCAGAGTTCAAAAAGGCTGTTCAGTCAGCTTCGGACGCAAGAGTCACACAGGCCCTTGCTACAGCCAAGGAGAAGTGGGACAAGGAAGCTATTGAAAACCTTGACGAGGCTAAGAAGCTGGAGAAGATGACAGCGGAGCAGAGAGCAAAGTATCAGTTTGATAAGGATAAGGCCGCCTTTGACGCTGAGAAGAAAGCATTTGAGAGACAGCAGCTTGTACTTGCGACAGGCAAGGAGCTGATCAAGAGAGGGCTTGATGCTTCATTTGCTGATGTTCTGACAGGCGACACAGCAGAAGAGACAGCGGATAAGATTGATAAGTTTGAAGCATCTTTCAGAACAGCCGTTGCGGATTCTGTAAGCGATAAAATGAGAGGCACAGCACCAAGGGATAAGACACAGGGCACGACAATAACTATGGATAGCATTAAGTCTATGAGTGCCGAGGAGATCAATGCACATTGGGATGAGGTGCAGAATGTGCTCAAGCAGAACAAGTAAGAAAGGACGATGAAATATGTCAGTAAAGAATTTTATTCCACAGATTTGGAGTGCAAGACTCCTTGCACATCTTGACAAGATCCATGTATATGCAGGACTTGTCAACAGAGACTATGAGGGCGAGATCAAGCAGTATGGTGATACTGTAAAGATCAACCAGATCGGTGACATCACGATCAAGAAGTATACAGGAGCAAAGATTGATGATCCAGAGGAGCTCACAGGTGAGCAGAATACACTTGTTATTGATCAGGCAAATTACTTCAACTTTGCCATCAAGGATGTGGACAATGCTCAGACTAACCCTAAGCTCATGAACGAGGCTATGGCAAGAGCCGCATATGGTCTGAATGATACGGTTGATTCACTGCTTGCAGGAATCATGGTAGCCGGTGCCGCTGGAGCAATCGGAAGTGATGAGTCGCCATTTGTTCCGACTAAGGATGATGCATATGATTTGCTTGTAGATCTTGGAACAGAACTCACAGAGAAGAATGTTCCACTTGTAGGCCGATGGGTAGTCGTGCCGCCATTCTATCATGGGCTTCTCCAGAAGGATTCAAGATTTGTCGGCAATGGTACTGATGTCAACATGGCAATCCTTCAGGGTGGACATATCGGAGCTGCCGCAGGCTTCCAGATCTATGTATCAAACAATGTACCAAATACAGAGGGGGCAAAGTACAAGATACTTGGCGGTACAAATGCTGGTGCATCATTTGCAGAGCAGATCACTGAGACAGAGGGCTACAGACCAGAGAGTAACTTCTCAGATGCTGTAAAGGGGCTTCACCTTTGCGGTGTCAAGGTACTCCAGAAGAATGCACTTGCAACTCTCACAGTGAACAGGAAGTAGGAGGGCAGATATGGCTATTATAAAGAACATTATCACAGGACACAGCTTCACTTGCCGGAATGAGCGTGTTGTAGAGCATTGCCGCAAGGACATAAAGACCTTTGTTATAGAGGATGAACCTGTCATTGCAGCGTCGGCAGAGGAAGAGCCGGTGGAGGATGCCGAGGCAGAGGAAGAGCCAAAGCCTCAGAAGAAAACAAAGACAGCCACAAAGGCGACCGACTGAGAGGTGATACATGATGGATTCACTGGCAAGGCTTAAGAGGAAGATAGGCTCTGATAAGGATATAAGCGATGAGATCCTTACCGATTATCTGGAAGAGGCGAAGGATGAGATAGTTCTGTTTCTGAATATGAAGCAGTTCGATGAATCCTTTGCCTCAAAGGCGGTCGAGATCGCAGCTATACTCTACGAGAGGGACCAGGCTGACAAGCACATAAAGTCTGAGAGCTATTCAGAAGGTGTCGTGTCCGAGAATACTACATATCTCACAGGAGAGAGCTTTGATACACAGGTTGATAAGGTCCTGGACAGCCTCAAGAGATACAGGAGGGTATATGTCAAGCATAAGAAGAAAGATAGCACAGAAGAGACAGAATAGCGGGATATATCGCAGTTATGTTGAAGAGGATGAGTATGGACATGAATCATATGGATATGAGACAGATCCATCAGGAATCCTTGAGAGGATTCTGTGGAGTCCTATATCTTCAGAGGTTGAGGTAGCTGAGTATGGTGAGCGTGTTAACGAGATGCTTCAGGGATGTGTTTTCGATGACTCCATCAGTCTGAAAGAAAAAGACAGGGTGAAGGTGGGCGATAACATGTACAACGTGGAATCCATCAAGCCTTATCCATCTTATCGTCTTGTTATCATAGAGAGGGTGAAGTAGATATGCCTATTGAAATCAAAGGATTAGATACACTTATAAGCGCTCTGGATAAACTTGCTAGTGGGATTGACGGCAATGTAAAACAGATTGTAGAACAGGAAGCCGACCGCATAGCAGGAGAAGCCAGAGCGCTTGCGCCTGTTGATGGTGGATATCTCAGAGAGAAGATACAGACAAGGGTTACTGAGACAGAGGATAAGATTGTTGGTGAGGTATACAACAATGCGAGCTATGCAGCATATGTGGAGTTTGGCACAGGACTTGTTGGACAGGCGGCAGGCCTTAAGATTGCGGGAATAGACCTCAGATACAGGCAGACACCATGGATGATACCTGTTGACAAGATAGATAAGGCTCAGGCTGAAAAATATCACTTCATCCCGATAAAGAAGGATGGTGAGGTTATAGGATATTTAACCAGAGGACAGGCACCACAGCCATACCTCTATCCGGCTATGAAGAACAATGAGGAACACATAGTAGAAAGGCTGAAATCAGCGGTAAGAATGGAGAGCAAGATCACTAGATGATAGATGCAAGAAAACAGATCAAGGAGCTGCTTGAAAGCATAGAGTATAACGAATTAAAGGTTAATCATGGATATCCAAAGTCTATAAGTTATGTTCCGTTGGTTACATTTATTCAGATAGCAAATACTGGCACAGGGATGCACAGTGTTGTTGAAAATTTGGGCTTTCAGATAGATATATGGAGCCGAACCTTTAAGGAATGCATATCCATCATGCTGATGGTTGATGAGAAGATGGTGGATCTTGGATTCAACAGGGACTACGAAAGTCCAGATGACGATGGAGATAATGTTGATGCCAGCGGATATTGCAGAAAGACTCTCAGATATAGCAGCAAAGTAGACACAAGAACAAACAGGCTTATTTCATAAGCAGAAAGGATGGTATAAAACAATGGCAGATACACCAAAGCAGGGACTTGCCTCAATAGGTCTTGATATCAAGATAGGCAAGACAGCCCTTAATTATGCAACAAAGATAGGAGACATTGGAGGAACACCTTCATCACTTGATGCTACATGCTTCAAGGATAAGTCAAAGAAAAGTGTTCCAGGTGTGCAGGAGAACGATAGCTGGGAGGTAGAGTATCTCTATGACAATGGAGCAGCAACCTCAGACTATCGTATACTCAAGGGCCTTGAGGATGCTGGGGCTATAGTTGATGTTGAGGTCACATTCCCTGACAAGACAGTATTCAAGAATAAGGGATATGTTACAACGACAGTTACCGGTGCCGAGGTCAACAACCTCATTAAGGCAAAGGCAGTTGTAAACCTTCAGGGTGAGTGGGAGGTTACTGATCCGGTAGAAGCGTAATCCATTTTTGTAATACAACAATATGAAATAATACATCACAGGCAGGGGGAATGGTCTCCCTGCCTTTTTAGGAGGTAAAGCAGATATGCAGACATTGGAAATCAAACTCAAGGTAGATGGAGCAGAGAAGAAGTTTCACTTGAGACTTACAGCAGGTGGTCAGAAGATTCTCAAGGAGAAGTACGAAGAGAACATGCTGGCAACTCTTATGGGTGCAGTAGATGATATAGACAGAGCGGTTGATATTCTTGGCATAGCTCTGGGTTACAAGGACAATGACAACGAGATCACAGATGGAGAGGAGTTTTACGATCTGCTTGTTGAGAACGGCAGAAGCGGAGCTGAGGACTTTGCAAAGGTCCTTACCGACATTGCAGTCAATTCTGGAATCATCAAGAAGGACCAGGCAAACAGTGTTGTGAACAGCATCAATACAACATATAAGACTATGTTTGACAGCCTTGAGGAAAGGGTAGAGAAGCTGCAGAAGGATAATGGACAGACCCCAACGGCGGGCGATTCCGAAGATAAGTCAGACAGCACTCCCTTATGATATAGATAGGCTTCTCTTTGAAGCAAGGATAGCCGGTGTGGGCTTCTTTGAGGCATTGGATTATACCTGGGGTGAGCTTGTTGAAATGATAAAGGTTTACAACGATCGGGAACGCAGGAAGCACCAGCACGAAGCCAACATAGCATTCAGGCAGGCTGAGCTTATATCCATGTGGGTATGGAAGAATGATGGAGATATAAATGTATCAGATATATTCCCATACTGGAACGAGGAAGAAAAGAGACAGGCAGAGCTTGAGAAGTACAAGGCTATTATGCGCAGATATGTGGCGAAGAGCCAGAAATAAATAATGAAATACGAAAAGGAAGGAGGTGGGACAGAATATGACAATAGAGGAGATATCCGTCAAGTTTACTGCTGACACTAATGCTTTGAAGAAAGCTCTTTCAGATATTACTGAAACCCTCAAGGGAACGGAAGCACAGACCATGGACATAGCAAGTGCCTTGGATGAGATAACGCAGCCTATCAAGGATATGTCAAAAGACCTCAGGACGCTCACAGAGCAGAGTGCTGCATATAACAAGCAGATGTCAGAGGTTACGAAGACTGTTAGCGGAACAGGCAAGGCGGTTAGTGAGATAAATTCCAAGATGCAGACTGTATCAAAGCAGAGCACTGCTGAAACGGCCAAAATAACGACCGGATGGAAAAAAGTCAAAGAAACTATGCAGGATGTATTCAACTCAAGGCCAACAGCTAATTGGGGTGGGAATACAAACAATGGCGGTGAGACGAGATCGTATAAGGTTTCGAGAAATCCCAGTGATGCAACACAGGAAAAGGCACAGAAAGCTCTTGATGCGGAACAGGCCAAGCTCCAGAAGTTGCAGAATACCCTCAATGGCTACAGGATAAAGCTGGACGCAGTGAATCAGAAGTACGATATACAGAATCAGAAGGTTCAGAAAACCAGTAATGATATACAGGCACAGCAAACAAGACTTGATGGTTTAAAAAGAGATTATGAGGCGATGTCCTCAATAATGTCTGAGCTGAATATTGACGACAGCATAAATGCAGAGATGGTCAGACTCAAGACTACACTTGATGAAAATAAAATATCAGCCAACGAGTTATTCAATGCCATGGAGAGACTCAAGCAGTCTCCTTATGACATCATAGATGTTGGTAATTCGTTCATGTCCATGGAAGACATGACTAAAAAGATGAATGAACTGGATGCATCAAGTGAACAGGCATGGGGAAGACTTGAGAAGTTGGAAACAGCCATGGAAGGAGTCAGTGCCGAAAGCAGAAACTTTGGAAGCACGCAGGGGCTCCAGAGAATGAACTCTATTATTACTCAGCAGGAGAATAAACTGAGATCACTTCAGAACGCATATAGTACGGCATCGGCACAGTCAGCAAGTTTAAGCGGTAAGCAGGAAATGCTTCAGGCAAATATGCAGCAGACAAGGGATTCTATACAGCAGGCACAGGAACGCATATCACAGCTCAGTGCCGCTTTGCAGAATACATCTCAGAATACATCTACTGGCTTTTTTGGCAGACTTGCATCTACTGTCAAGAATGTCGGTAATGCTACTGCATCACTGATTCATAGGTTCCAAAATGGTGTGTCCCACATAAGAAACTTTGGAACTGCGGCGGGCAATGCTGGGCGCAGACTGCTCTCTCTTTATGAGAATACAACACTGATAGGAAGAGGATTATCATCACTTAAAGATAAGCTGTCAGGATTAAGCTCTAAGTTTACACAGACCGCCAGAATGGTGAAGTCTATGGTGCTCTCAATGCTGTTCATGCAGCTTATGAGTGGCATGGGTGAAACCTTGCAGAGCTTTGCAAAGCAGTCGGCTGTCGTGAACAATGATCTGTCACTGTTGGCATCCTCATTTACCTACTTAAAGAGCAGCATATTATCAGCATTTCAGCCTCTACTCAGCTATATAACACCAATACTTACAAGTATAGTGAACACTGTGGCTGATGCATTTAACAAGCTGGCTGAGTTCTTTGCATACCTTACAGGTCAAACAACATTTGAAAAGGCTGTATATACTCAGAAAGATTATTCGGCAAGCCTTGACCAGTCGGCTGCAAGTGCTAAAGAACTGCAGAATGTGCTGTTGGGGTTTGACGAGATCACCAAGCTGGATGATAACAGTGGAAGCTCCGGAAGCGGCAGCTCCGGAAACGGACTGAATACAGGCAACTGGAAAACCACAAAGGTTGATATATCAAGCAGCCTTGCAGATTCTATCAAGAGTGGCAACTGGGAAGCTGTTGGAAAGGCCCTTGGAGACAAGATAAACAGTGCTTTAGGATCTATTGATTGGAGCAGTGTCCAGAAGAAGTGCAACAGCATAGCCGAGAAGATAGCCGACTTTTTAAATGGAGCAGTTGAGGAGACAGACTGGAATCTTGTAGGATCCACACTTGGTAATGGAATCAACACAATTCTGGGAGCAATCAATACATTCCAGAAGAAGTTTGATTTTAAGAAGTGGGGAGAGTCCCTTGCGGAAACACTAAACAGCACGCTGTCCACTACAGATTGGTCGCTGGCTGGAGATACGCTTGGTACAGCGGTTCAGAATGTCATAGATACAGGCTTTGGCTTTGCCAAGACGTTTGATTGGAAGAAAGCCGGGGAGAGTGCAAGCAAGACAGTTAATAACTTCTTTGGAGCGATAGACTTTAAGGAGGGTGGTAAGACCTTCGGTGAGGGTGTAAAGGGTGTACTGAACAGTATATCGACATTCTTCGATGAAGTGGACTGGGATTCTATTGGTACAGATCTTGTCGATGCAATAACATCGGTAGACTGGATAGGAATCATTACAGGTGCTATCAAGGCTGTCATCAGTGTTGCAGGCGCATTTTACAAATTGGTACTTGCTATCTGGGATGCTATTATCAATCAGATCAAGAGCACAGACTGGTCAGATCAGGCACAGAAGATATGGGAAGGTATCAAAGATGTATGGGCTAAACTCAAGGATACAGCACTTGAAGTTGGTCTCAAGTTGAAGAATACTTTGTCAGATATTTGGGAATCGATAAAGAGCCTGTGGGGAGACTCAGAAAACAAGTCACTGCCTATAGCTGCAAAGTTGTCAGCGGCGCTTGATGAGGAAACTGTTGGTAAGATAAAAGACTGGGCAACAGATAAGCTGCAGGACTGGAAAGATAAAACCGCTATATTGACTGCCACTGTAGCAACTACACCAGCGGCTATAAGACAATGGTGGAAGGACAGGGCGGATCAGTGGAAGGATAAGATATCAAAGTTTAGCGTTAATTCCGTGACAACGATTCAGAACATAAAAACGTGGTGGAACAATAGATCGGCACAGTGGAAAAATAAGATATCAAAGTTTAGCGTTAATTCCGTGACAACGATTCAGAGCATAAAAACGTGGTGGAACAATAGATCGGCACAGTGGAAGAATAAGACTGTAAGGTTCACAATCGTAGCAGCTACTTCTGCGCAGGCACTAAAAAACGGTTTCAGATCAGCCATAAATACGGTTATTGGATGGATAAATACTTACATTATCGACAATCTTAACAAGCTGAGTTGGAAGATTAATCCTATCCGTTATTATGATATTATTCACGGAAAATATAAGACATTATTCGATGGAACTACAATTGGTTTTAATGTTGGACATATATCCACATTTGCGACTGGCGGTTTCCCGGAGGACGGCTTGTTCATGGCGAACCACGGAGAGCTTGTTGGTAAGTTCAGCAATGGTAAGACAGCGGTTGCGAATAATGCTCAGATAGTCGAAGGTATTGAAGCTGGTGTATACAGGGCGGTCACAGCGGCGAACAGCGGTGGCGGCAAGTCAGGTGGAAACACACCTGTGATAAATGTATATGTCGGCGGCAAACAGGTTACAGATGTTGTTATAAAGGACATCAACGACAGGACCATCCAGACAGGCAAGAATCCAATATTGGTATAGGAAAGGAGTGAGACTGTGGCAGCAGAGCTTGTTATAAATGGAGTGGACATGCCAGATCCAGCGATCAATGGTGGTCTCACTTATGCGCCAGAGAAGATCTGGAGCAAGAACACTGGGCGAGTCTCGGATGGAGAAATGTTCGGTGATATCGTGGCCAGAAAGATGACATTGAAGATTAAGTGGAATTACCTCACAGAATCACAGATAGCACTTATAGAGAGTGCACTCTATGATTCTTTTTTTGATGTTAAATTCAAGGATCCACGAACAAAGCAATATGTAACAAAGAGGATGTATGCAGGCACTCCGACATACCCGGTATATGACATACGTGATGGAATGTACAGGTATACAGGGGTTGGAGTTGACCTGATAGAGAAGTAGGAGATATCGGATGTACACGAAAGTATCAGATAACTTTGGCAATAGAATAATGGGCGATGGCAGAACCTTCAGAGCACGTATAACATGTGATGGCACTGTCATAGAATCCGGGTTTGTCAGTGTTGATATGAAGTGTATAGCCGGAACTGGAACAAGCACCTTAGAGATAGGGTGTGCCAGTTCCACGCAGCTTGATATCACAATGATACAGCCGGATATAAGTCTGACCGGCAAGGAATTTCTGCTTGAGATAGGCCTCATGCTTGATGATGACAGTATAGAGTATGTCAAGATGGGATACTTCATGGCGCAGAAACCTACTGTTGATGATGGCAGGATCACGTTCACTGCATACGATAGGATGGCTTACAAGCTGTCTGGATATTATCTGTCTAATCTCTTATATCCTTGTGATATATCGGAGGTATGTGCAGAGATAGAGACATTGACAGGCATCAGAATGAAGAATGCTCCGTCAGGAATCAGCATATCAAAAAACTTTGATGGCTACACATACAGACAGGCAGTTGGATTCATAGCTGGCATTGACGGCAAGTTTGCAACATTTGACAGGGACGGAGTGCTTGATTTCAGGTGGTACACGACAACGGATTATTCGGTAGGGCTTAACAGGTCGTTTGATGATGTTGTTGTGCAAGAGAACATGTTTCAGGTTGGGTATATCTCATGTGCTGTTGATGAGAACAGCACAATAAAATCAGGACAGGGGCTTACAGGAATAGCAACAAGCAACTTCCTGATGACACAGGAGATTCTTGACGGCCTGTATGCAAAGCTGAAGGATATGAGCTATCATCCAACGACATGCAGTTTTGCGGGTGATATGAGACTTGAGCTTGGAGATATAGTACAGGTATTGAGCAGAGATGGCAAAGCATATCCGGTGCCGGTCATGAGCTTGGATTTCAGTTATGACGGCGGGCTTATAACGGCTATCGGATCATATGGCAGTACAGAACTCAGTGAAGCGACATATGTAAGTCCAACCGAGAACTATGTGCAGCAGGTATACAGGCGTTTGTACGCAGATAAGCTGGATGCGAAAGATGCGGCTATCAAGTATGCACAGATAGATTTTGCAAACATAGGTAAGGCAGCTCTGGAGCAGTTTTTCGCCAAGTCGGGATTGATTGCAGATGTTGTGGTCGGTGATCAGAAGGTCACAGGAACACTCGTTGGTGTGACTATCCTGGGAGACAGTATCAAGGGTGGTACAGTCATAGCGGATAAGCTCGTCATCAAGGGTGAAGATGGTCTGTATTACAAACTGAATACTGATGGTAACACAGTAGAGAAAGAGCAGACGGATTACAATAGCCTTGATGGCGGTGTGATCAGAGCCAAGTCTATCACAGCAACTAAGATAGCTGTTGATGATCTTGTAGCATTTGGAGCAACAATAGGCGGCTGGCACATAGTGGATGGTGGTTTATACTCTGGCACAAAAGAGAGTATGAGTAATACATCCCGGGGAACATATCTCGGAAGTGATGGCCAGATAAACATTGGTGATTCTGACAATTTCATAATGTTCTATGTGGATAATAAGGGAGAATCCCATCTTGCTATATCGGCAGATAAATTCACCCTTGGCAAGCAGAACATAGAAAACATTATAAGTGACATAAAACAGGATGTTGATAATGTCAGAGATGAGATAACCACACTCCTGAGGATAGAATCATCAAGAGGAACCGTATTTAAAAATAATGCAGTATCAACAGTCTTGTCTGTGGTGATATACCACGGAAAAGACAGGATAACAGATATAGATAAGTTACATGAAGTGTATGGAAGTTCAGCCTACATCCAGTGGAAATGGCAGAAACTTGATGAAGAAGAATATGGAATAATATCATCCGCCGATTCAAGAATGAGTAACGACGGATTTTCTTTTACCCTTTCACCAGATGACGTGGACACAAAAGTAACTTTCATGTGTGAACTTATAACAGATTAAGGAGGATTATATATATGGCAACAATAAAAGCAGCAGATCAGGTTACTGTACTTGATGTATCAGATGCTTACAACGTAGTGTTGTCAAGCGAAGCATACACATTCCTTGGGGACACGCAGGGAGCTGCGGCCGGTTCTAAATGCACAACAGATGCGGCAGCATATTGTGGTAATAACATGTGTTCCGTTGTTACAGTAGATGCCAAGGCAATAGTTTGCCCAACAGGAGTGACAGCTGCGGTAAGTAACAGTGGAACTTCAAAAGTCACAATCACATTTACTCTGACGGCGAAGCTGACAACTGCATGCGAGGCAACTATCCCAGTTGTTGTTGATGGGGTAACGATCAACAAGAAGTTCTCGTTTGCCGTAGCGAAGACAGGAGCAACAGGAGCTAAAGGCGATAAAGGTGATCAGGGAGTACAGGGACCTCAGGGCCCGCAGGGTGTATCCCCAACTGTATCAGTCACTAAAACAAACGGCGTGACAACCATAACCATCACCGATAAAGACGGTACACATACCCAGACTGTTAAGGACGGCACTAATGGAACTCCAGGGGCAGCTGGGGCAAACGGCAAGACATCGTATTTTCATGTAAAATATTCAAACGATGGAGGAAAAACATTCACATCAAACTCGGGTGAAGATGTTGGAATGTATATAGGTACATGTACAGATTATAACCCGACAGACCCGGCAACAGTAGGGGCTTATACATGGGCAAGAATCAAAGGCGAAACGGGCGCCAAGGGTGATAAAGGCGCAACTGGAGAAACTGGCCCTCAGGGTGAGAAAGGCGCAACAGGAGCAACAGGCCCACAGGGCCCTCAGGGCAATGCAGGAGCGGATGCACTGACATTAACAATTACATCAAGTGCCGGAATCATCTTTAAGAATAACACCGGTTCTACGGTACTTACAGCACATGTATTCAAGGGCAGTGCTGAACAAACTATTTCTTCAACAGGAGTAGTATCTGGGATAGGTACAGTCAAGTGGTATGCAGGCGGAGTATACCAGAAGTCTTCAAATACTTATGCGGTGGGTGCAGGAGATGTACCTAACTCACTGGCTATAACATGTCAGCTTGAAGCGTAAGGGGGTGTTTCTATGGCTACAATCAAAGCCAAGGCAGAAATAACCATATTTAATGTCAAGGATGTCAAGAGTGTAACAAGATATTACTTATTGCAGTCCTCCACAGCTGCAACACCAAGTAAACCGACAGCGAACCCTCCGGGAGGCAACTGGAAAACAACTGAGCCAAGCTACACCAGTGGATCTACCAATACTTTGTACTTTGTAGATCAGACAATATTGAGTGATGGCTCTGTGTCCTATTCAGATGTATCTAAGTCAAGCAGCTATGAAGCGGCAAAGGCAGCTTACAACAAGGCTCTGTCAGTTGAGAAGTCGGGGAATGAATTGAAGCTATTCTGGGAGAAACTTATAAACGTTGACGAAGCGGATCCGGACAACTATGAAAAGTATATTACATTCAAGGATGGCAACATCATAGTAGGTATAGATGGGTTGAAACAGCAGCTTGTGATTGGCAGTGATGGTATATACATAACAAATGGAAGTTCAATCAGCTTAGCTAAGTCAGGTGTGGTACAGCTTGGAAAGCATACTATCATTGGTGATAACTCTGGCGAGTCGTCACTGACAGTCAGAGGAGATGTGGGAGCGTCACTTTTTAAGGTAATAAGCTCAATCGTAGCATCCACTTGGCTGACCGCAAGGGATAATGCGGTATTTAATGCAGGCGACAGTATCCTTGACAACGACTATTACCCGCTCATATCGCTTCCAACCCTAAATTCGACTTGGGCGGTAGCGGCTTACAATAACTTATATGGAAATGCTCTTGCGTTTACGAGAACGACAGATAGCGACTATTCAACCGGTACAAACAGGAAGACAGGTAGCTCATCTTATCTTGACAGCGGCATTGGAATGGCACTTGATGGCACAGGTATATCCGGTGCAATAACGGTTAACAGCACAAATGCATCTAATATAACAAACAGAAACCTCAGACGTATCGGCAATGTTGTGCAGATGTACATGTCATGTAAGGTCAAGAAGTCATACGCTGTTGGTAGGACCGGAACTGTAGGTGTTGCATCCGTCCCGACTGGTTTCAGGCCGGTATCGATCGTAGCTGTATCATCCGGTCAGCAGGGACCGCCGGTTACAGGAATCGTGGGGCCTGACGGAAACATCTGCATGATGGGTACTACAGTGAAACTTGCAGCAAATGATGAGATATCACTCTCTGGAACATGGCTGACAGGCGATAAATGGACATCTTAATTTAGGAGGATAGAAAGTATGAAAAATGCAATATGTACAACCGCCGGAGCAATAGGCGGTGTGATAGCATCCTTGTTTGGTGGATGGGATGCTGGACTGGCAACACTGGTCATGTTCATGGCAATTGACTATGTGAGTGGTTTGGTGGTGGCTGGAGTTTTCCACAACAGTAAGAAAACATCGTCAGGGGCCTTGGAGAGCAAGGCAGGATGGAAGGGATTATGTCGTAAGGGCATGTCCCTTTTGTTTGTATTGATAGCCTATAGGCTCGATCTGGCGATAGGGTCAAACTATATCCGGGATGCGGTGATAATAGGATTTATTGTAAATGAGACGATCAGTATTGTGGAGAACGCTGGTCTCATGGGCGTACCGCTTCCTGATGTAATCAATAAAGCAATAGACATATTAACATCAAAGAGTGAAGAGAAAGGCGGCGATCAAAATGAACGGAATTGACATCAGTGCATGGCAGGGGGATGCTGGAATAGACCTTGCCAAAGTGCCATACGACTTCTGCATCGTGAAGGCGACAGAGGGAACAGACTACAAGAACAGATACTTTGCAGCGCATTGCGATAAAGTTTTGAGTAGAAAAAAACTTCTGGGAGTATACCACTATGCAAATAGCGGAGATCCACAGAAAGAGGCTGACTACTTCCTGGCATACTGCAAGAAGTATATTGGCAAAGCCATCCTTATCCTTGACTGGGAGGCAAAGAATAACCCTCAGTTTGGCAAGAATGATCTTGAGTGGTGTCTGAAATGGTGTAACTATGTATATCGGAAGACAGGCATCAAACCGCTTATCTACATCCAGAAGAGTGCTATGAACGCCGTAAAAAAGGCTGGATATGGTCTGTGGGTCGCTCAGTATCCGGATTATGAGCGGACAGGATATCAGGAACATCCATGGAATGAGGGAGCTTATAACTGCCTTATCCGTCAGTACACATCTGTCGGTAAGCTCTCAGGTTACAGCGGCAGCCTTGATCTCAATAAGGCTTATATCAGTGCAGCGAGCTGGAATAAGCTGGCCGGTAAGGTCAAGACCGCATCTGCATCCACGACAGCAAAGAAGAGCGTCAATACACTGGCTAAAGAGGTGTTAGCGGGCAAATGGGGCAATGGTGCTGATCGCAAGAGTAGACTGGCCAAGGCTGGTTATGACTATAGCAAGGTTCAGGCAGCAGTCAACAAACTTGTCAAGGCATCACAGATGACACAGGACAAGATCATCAATGCAGTTGCTCATGAAGTCATCATAGGCAAGTGGGGCAACGGACAGGAGCGTATCAATAGGCTTAAGGCAGCGGGGTATAATCCAACTATAATCCAGAACAAAGTCAATGAGATTTTGAAGTAGAACAGAGAGCCCATCATAGCAATATGGTGGGCTTTTTTTAGGGGCAATTTAGGGGCAATTTAGGGGCAAAAAATTGATTTGCCATGATATGTTATTACACGAAGTACCTTCAAAAAGTAACGTATTTAAGCCATTTTGAGATATTTTGACATATCAATATATTAATTATAAAATAAACAATATGTATAAATGTATACAATGGAGGAGAGAG